GAAATCGGTGTACGTTCCATAATCGGCCCGAAATTCCGCAATCGCCGCCATGAGTTGTTCTACCGCCGTGGATGTTGCGAGTGTCAGCGTCGTACCCGACACCGTACCGGACCATGACGATTCTTCGCCTACCGCGTAACCATCCAAATACCGGAGCTGCCTACCGCGATACGTCGACACAAGACCGTCTATCGTCGCGCCCGAAGGTGCGGTGATATCAGGCCATCGGGTGTTGTTGATGGTCAGCGCTGTTCCTTTGGCAAAATTGGTGATACACAGCCGTGGACGGTCGGCAGATGGTTCCTGCACATTACCGATTACCGGAACGACGTCGCCGACGTAGCCGCCGTTTACCCATTTGCCACGGATCAGGTCTCCGGTATATTCGTTGTTGCCGGTATATTCGTTGTTGCCGGTATATTCGTTGTTGCCGGTATATTCGTTGTTGCCGGTATATGTCACATCCCCATCAACAGTCTGTCCATCAAGATCAGCACCGCCGGTTAGTGTAAGTTCTCCGGCAATGGTGGTGTCAGTCGTCGGGTCGATCAACACCTCATACCGCCATGTAATCGATCCGCTTGGACCGGTAGCCGTAATCCGATACGATCCGGAGGCAGCATAAAACTGAGCAAATCCATCAGAACCAGTGAAAAACGGGTTGGATAGTCCTGTACTTCCGGTACGATCAGAGTATATCGTCGCATCAAGACCGGTAGCCTCTACGACTACATGAATCTCTGCCCCTAATACAACGTCTCCCTCTTCTGTTACTATTGTCCTCTGCCAGACTGGTAAAGCCATAATTACATCTCCTATAAATCATCCTACTCGATTGCCACGTATATCGCCAAGAGTCGTCCATGTTGCAAGGCTGTCGCCGTTTACAGCGTTTCCGGGTGAGCCGCCTGGCTTTGCTGCACCGAATGGAGCAACTGGTCCAGGTCCAAGAGTAAATATATTTGCATTTGTTCCCGATTGTGCCAAATCCCCACCAGCGCCCCCAGTGATATTAGTTGTCCATGAATTAAACGTTCCGCCGCCAGAAAAAGACCGTGATCTTGCTTCGCCACCTTCCTCTGTTGTGCCGGAAAAACCGGAAAGATTTGTAGCCTGACCACCTGTTCCTTTTTCTGATCCTGCCCCACCGCCTCCACCAATAGCATATGTAACTTGCGATGATGGTAATGCCACACCGCCTCCACCGCCACCACCACCACCAATGATGCCATCGTTTACAATTTCAATAGCAGTTTCGATGAGTATACCGGGCCCTCCATTCTGTCCGGGAGAACTTGAATATGTATTATTATTTGAATCTACAAAAGCACTCCCCCCATCACCACCCTTGCCGACAATATACGCTCCGGCGAGTATCCTGAGCTTGAGTGTCACTCCGGCAGGCCATCCGGTACCTGTACGCCATGCGTATTGCGATGCTGTGGCGCTGCCAACAATCACGCCTGCGCGGACCTCACATATAACAGTGTCTCCACTTTGCGCCTCCGAATAAATGTTATTGTAAGTATCCCTGAAGTTAAAATTGAGACCGGGGAATGCTATCGGAACGATTTTTGTAGTCGGGTCGTCTATATCAAGGGCCCCCGCTGTCAGCTCTTCTGCCATAACTTCCCATCTGGCAACCATCGAATTCAACTGTACAATTTGTGCAGGAGTTATTACCGGATCACCGAAAGCATCTTGCAGTATAAATGATTCTACTCTCGTACCATCGGCAAGGCTCGGAGTAGGTACTCCGCTATCTCGGAGCAGACCAAACCTGAACGTCTTCGGCGGCTCCGCATAACGCGCAAGAATCAGTTCGTTCAGCCGCTCAGCATTCGAAAAAGAGAACTGCGGCATCCACCGGGAGTATATCGTTTTGTATGCCGGGCTGCCGTGGTTGGTCTCGCTCTCAATGCTCACGGTAGCGAGTGTATTCCGGTAATTCTTCGGGTCGTTTTGCCGCTCAAGCGGGTTAATCTGACCGTAGTAGGTCCAAACTTGAGAGACTCGCTTACCGGAATTGTCGCTTTGCTGGAATGATCCGGCAAGCATAAAGTTATCGTCATAGACAAATGCACCCGCCGAAACATTCCGTAAGACCTGTAGCTCAACCCGCTCTCCGATCTCATCCCACCAAACAGTCAATCCGGCTTGCTCCAATATCTCATTCACCAGGTCTTTTACCGGTGTAGGCTCAGCAATCAGGGCAGTGTATACCCGCCCCAGGAACTCGCTAGTTTCAGAATTCCAGTTTTCAAGGCTAATAAAAGATGCAGGCACATTGCTGTACTCAGTAATAAGATCATATATGATATCTCCAGGGTCTTCCCCGGAGTACTCAAGGCAGAGCTGTACTCGGTCGTCTTCATCGTGCTCCTGTGTTTCGGTGTTAAACTGTCCCCGGGTGATAGTCAATACGTCACCAGAGCGGGTAAAAGATACGATCTCATTACCACCAATCGCCACATGCCCAGACGCGGGATACTCCGCGTTACCTATTCCAGTCGGCTGCAACGTTAATGACGTAGCGCTGTCAGATATACCGCCAGTGTTTGATATGGTTCCATTGCTCAGACGTGGAGCCTGGGCGCGTTTGTCATCTATCAAGGTGAGCGGGTCTTTGGCCTTGATCGTTACCCGGCCTGAGCTATCAGGACCGGAAACAGCATCTATTACAAAGGTGCGTTTTTCCATGCCTCCGATAGTTTGGTTTGCAGTCCCGGTATACCATCGTAACTCACGTCCTCGGAGCCATGGCTGTCGCGCACGGAACTTTCCCCAGAACGTACCTTGATGATACGGGATGTATGATCTGTCATCCCGATATGGGTCTCCACCCGGGCCGGTGTCCGGGAATGGATGATCAAAAAAAGTCACATTCAGTACAGAACGTGCCCCTATAGACTCACCAAGAGCAAGCCGAGACGGCGTGTAGCTTACGCTTGAGATATTCGGTATTGCAATTATACCCGGATCAATTGCAAGTGTAGGCTCTGCAAACCTGATCGTCTCTACCTTCTCATAATAATTTGCAGTGTCCTGACACGTCTTACGCGTGTTAAAACATTTGTGATCACCAGTCACTCCGATAGCCGCAGCGCATGGAGACTGCCCATAAGTGAGGGAGCATACCGGCAAATCTATCTCGATATAACTTACTCTCTCATTCATGCCAGCGCCTCAAAATCCATAGATATTTCCATCATTCCGTTCGGCCTCTGATTGCTCGGCCTCGGAGATCCAGTCAGCCAGACATACCCTACCTCATTCGGGTAGTCCCCTGGGCGCCATGCAAAAAACGCAGGCTTCCGAGGACGTTGCGCAATAAATGGATCGAGACTATCGCGATACCACCCAGGAGTGAGGTTTGATAACGTTACTGATGTAGATCTGCCTTCACGCCTCACTACCTCACCAAGATACTGACCGTTCTCGGAATACCCGCCGATGGTCGTAACATCACGGCCAAGCGTTACCGGAGTATGTCCAACGTAAATATTACGCTCAAGCTCGGTCGATACACCGGCATATACAACTGCGATTGTCGGCGGGTTCGGATTGTTGCGTATTGATATTCGTATTCCGTCTGGCTCCGCCTCATTAATGAAGTACAAGAGTACTTGCCTATCCGGCACATTGTCCCAATCGAATATGGTAACGTATGATGCCCCCACAAGAAACTGTATCCGAATCTCTGCAATCTGCTCCAGGTTGTGCCGGGCAATACCGATGTAGTCGATAACTGTTCCAATGCCAATGTCAATGTTTTGATCAGCTGTTGATGTTGCCTCCCACACAAACGCCGTTGATGGATTGGCGAGATTGGTCACTGGGTTAGCGTCTTCTTCACTGGTCGCAGTTACCACCGATTCCGAAACAATATTACGCCAGCACAGCCGTCCTGCATTCGGGCGGAGAGTGTCTGTCTGTTGAGACAGAACAAGGCTATTACTGATATAAATACTCATGACATCACCACCGTGTAACCATCCTCTTGCGCCTCCGCTATCCTGTCCATGAGACTTCGTACCGCCTCGCCGGTGAAGAGGCTGTTACTGTCAAAATCCCCTTGAATCAACAATGATCGAGATGGGCCGCCTCCGCCACCATCAGAAGTTGATGTAGACGGTGATGCTGGGCTTGGTGCCGTAGAGCTTCCACCGCCGTTAAACTTCTGGGCCCTGATCGCTGCAACTTGCGCAGCTCCAGCAGCCGCAAAAGCGGTAGCCTCCATCCATGCCCAGGGCTTGCCGGACGATAGCGCGCCGGTAATTCCGAGAGCGGTATTTACAAGGGCTTGAGAAATCGCAGCACGCTTGCGGTTCTCAAACAATTTCTTCTCATTCTTTGTTGTTGCCTCGCCCATGTTCTGATAGGCAGATATAAGATTGTTTGCAATGCTTCCTCCGGTCTGCATTGCCATTTGGATGCGCTGTTGCTGTGCGCGTCGGTGGATCTCTGTAAGGTTGTCCTGATGCTTTGATTCAAGCTGTTCAATCATCGCACGGCGTTCATTCTCATCCTCAATCGCCTCCATGGCAATCGCGACCCGGCGTTCATGTGATGCCTGGATAGCTTCTTCTTCCGACATGAGAAATTCTTCGAGGCGCGCAATCTGATCGGTGTAGTCTTGCTCTGGTACCCCTCCGTCATCTTCTTCACCACCGCCACTCTTCAACTCATTAAGTTGTTCGAGTTGTTCATTGAGTTGTTCCAGTATCGCGGTTGCCTTCGGCCCCTGTGGCTCAAAGGTTTTAAAAAAGGCAATGCTTGCTTCGGTAGCTGCTATCTGTCCGTCAAGAGTCGCGGCGTACGCCTCATTCAGTCGCCCCTGCCGGTATGCTGCCCGTTCGGCTGCCGCTTCCCGTGCTTCCGCCTCTTCTTCGAGCTGCCTTTTGTTTTCTTCCGTCACTGCTTGGCCGCGTGCCTGCAACATTTGGACGTAGTTGTCTGCCTGACGACGGGCTTCAACAGCTCTCTCTTGGGCGGCAATCTCCTCATCTATCGCGGCTATCTCTTCTCGGATGGCTATTGCAAGTACTCCCCGTCCCTTCAGAGATGCATCCAATCGTCGTTCGGCTCCTGCGCGAGCATCGGTGAGAGCTTCAAGACGTTCGGCAGCTGTAGCAGTTTCGTCGGTTATGCCTTTCTGGAAATCTATAAACGCCTTAGACTCTCTTCGAGACTCTATCAATCCCTCTACAAATCCAGTGAGTTTGTCGGCTACCGTCTGCACTGATGGCGCAACCTGAGCAGCCATCTGAGTTGCAAAACTCCCCATTGCAGCCTTGAGAGTCGATATTGCATCATTGGCAGCCTCTATCTGTCTTGATTCTGTCTCGGACAACGCAAGGCCAAACCGTTCAACCTCATCATTTGCACGGGCAAAAGTACCACGAGCATCCTCAAGGACATTAAGCATACCCATGCCAGACCGGCCGAAAATATCTTGAGCAATAGCCGCTCTCTCCGATCGGTTGGTTACACCTTCAAACGCATCACCAAGAGCGACGAGCTGTTCTTCCATGTCAAGATCAATGATATCTTCGGCGTTCAATCCGAGTTTTTCAAAAGCCTCCGCTGATGCTCCGGTACCGTCTGCTGCCTCAGTAAGCGCGCGAGCCATTCGGCGGGTATTCGATTCGAGCTCTCCGATAGATACGCCGGATAGATCAGCTGCACGCTTGAGTACCGCAAGTTCAGTGTTTGTGATACCCATTGCACGGGCAAGTTTGGCATGTTCATCGGCTGCCGTCATGGCTCTGGCTGTTGCCGTTACCATCGCAGCAGCAGCGGCGGCAACAGCTGCTGCCGCTGCCTTTGATGCGACTGATAGCGCGCGCATTGCACGGTCTGAGGCCTGCAATCCTTTGGCACCATCCCTTCCAGCTTTCTCGGTTGTCTTCCCAAAGCCGTCGGCCTTCTTGGACGCTGAGTCAAGACCGCGCTCAAACTCATCTATTTCTGCGCTGATCTTTGCTCTAAGTTCGCCCAAATCCGCCATTGTTCAGATCCTCATACAGTTCTTCTACTTCGCTTTGAGTAAGTGATCCATATTTAGGTTCACCTACCTTTGAGTCATACACCCACCACCATTCAGCCATCGTCATTTTCCAGAACTCAGATGGCTGTATGCCCCACAGACCGACGGCCACCCGGTAATACTCACTTACTCCCCGCCATCCACCTTCTCGTTCTGCGTGTTCGTTGATTTTTTTTTAGGGAGTTTTTCAGGGCCTCCGGATATTGCAGATGATACAATCTCTGCCGCCGCGTTGGTAGCCTGGCCGATGTCCTGCAATACAATCTCTCCGATATCTTTGTACATGACATCTTCTCCAGCTTCCGATAGCGCGCAGAATATGACCCATGCAATATCACGGGTACGGCTCTGCATCGTGGATATCGACCTCATGAAAGAGTACAGATCAAACCGCTGTTCGATCCTCTCTATAACGTCAAAATTAGGGGAGACTTCATAGCTCTCCCCGCCAAATTCGATTGTCAGCTTACGCTTCATTCTTCACCTCAAGGGCTCGCCGGGGTATATTCAATCACTCCGCTACTCTGGAATGTTGCATCAAAAGTAATTGCGTCATTGTAATCGCCGGATTCGTTGTAGGAAGAGATGAAGAAATCACCCTCGATTACCGATCCGTCCGGAAACTCCAGCGTCATTTCCTCGAATACTGCCGGATCAGTAAACGCAACTGCCCGTAGCGTGTCATCCTTTGTGACACCACCTACAGACAAGTCAATTTGCTTTTCCCCGGGTTCTGCCAGGATCCCTCGCCATCCATCGTCGTCGTCATTGGTGATGTCGATAGGCTCACGATTGATCGTGACACCCTTGGTGCGTACACCGGCTATGACGGTAGCGCCCCTCTTAATCAAAAGTTTTCGTCCGCTCTGTGCACTCATGTGGCACCTCCATAATCAAGTGTATAATTTTTCAGGGTCAATGTCACCCTGCCATATCCTCCGTCAATGTCCTAAACCTCATGACGCCGTGGCGTGTCTTGCCATCGGTGTCAAGGAATGTCTCTGCAAACTCCCAGTAGCAAAACACTTCATGAGCATCATCTATACTCAATTCTGCCTCATGCAGTACATCATATACAAGGCTCATTATCTCCTTGCACTCTTTACGACCGTAATCACGGCTCCACACATGGATGGTCAACGTAGACTCTGCGCCTACAGAGCTTCCGGTATCCCACTGTAATGCGGTATCTTCTCCAATTACAATGTAGGGATACTTGGTTCCCTGCGGCACCTCATCATATACGCCGGTTACCACAGCCGTGATATCTACATCATCTTTGAGAGCTTGATATATTGACTTCTGGATTTCCCATTGCCTCATTGTAGTATCTCCATGAGTTCAGCCCGGAAGCGAGGCGCATCCTCTTCTACGGATGGGAGTAGCCACGGCCTGGGCTTGATCTTCGTCGTGCCTATCTCAAGCCCGAGCCCATAATCGACCCGGGTAAACACCCAACCACTCAGTCCCTGAACCGTGTGTTCGATGCTTGATGCAAGCCTTCCGCTATCTGACGCCGGGGGCTGTCCTGGCGCGGACGCTTGGTGGGTTGGCTTGTTCCCGCGGTACGTGTCTCCGCGCTCATAGATGCGCCCTGTCTTCGGCCCCCTCTGTATCCTTTTTACCGCCGCAGTCTGCACCCTGAGCGTGGATCGGTGCACAGCCTTTTCTGCCTTGTCCCTGACTTCCTTCTTCGCCTCTTCTATCGCGCGTTTGAACTCATCGAGCCCTTCAATGGACATGGTAATACCTCTGCTCATTGTGCGACCCCTTCTTCCGCCCTGATCTGTAGCCATCGATTGCGTTCTTCGACGTTGATCACTGAGCGGATGTTAAACAGACGGCTACCGAATTTGATACGATTCTCTGGCGTAATCGTTCGGCTCGCTTTGTATCTGATTATGATATCGTGAGTAATGGTGTCTTCGAGCTGCATTCCGAAAAGTGATTCAGTACCGGACAGCGGTTTGATCCAGGCGTACGGGCTTGCAAATGTCTCCCATTCAACGTTGTAACTCCCACCACCTGCATCAATCCTGTTCAATCTCTGAACACTTACTTTGTGTCTGAGTTTTCCGGATTCGATATCACAACATTTCATACTTCCACCGCCACCGCCTTCCGGTATCCAAAGGTTATCACAGGTAAGTCGATGATTGTAACCTCACTTCCGGATACATCTCTCATCAACTGTACCAACTCACCCAGGGTCAATCCAGTCGGGTCGGTCGGATTTACGGGTTTACTGATATCTCCAGTGTGCTCATTACGTTCATCAGTTTCGATGATCAATACGCCACCCGGCTTGAGCTGATCCAGCCAAACGGCAAGAGTCATTCGAGGGTCAAATGAGTGGTCAAAGGCATTCGAGTACACAAAGTCAAATTCCCTCAACCATTTCTCGTTCGGCCTATTGAAATCCCATTGTACGATGTAATTGCCTTCGGCATCGCCGATCTCCGTTCCAATAACCTGGGCGTCAAGATGCAATCTAAACCAGTCAACCTCCTGACCACCGCGCACGCCGTGACAAATACCAGACATTACACCATGGTCTTTCAAATAGTCAGCAATTGCTTTGATGTTCTCTTCCCGAGCCCATACGCGGTCCTTTTTCTTCTGGTATCCTTTGCGCTGTGCCTTGACGTACTCTTTATATGATCCGTATTTATACTGTTTCATATGGTGCCTTCTCCCGTAATCCGAGTCTCGCTATTGCATCATCAGCTCCGTAATACTGAGCGGCGTCAAATACGTGTTTATATCGTCTCTCTGTTCCGGCAATGTGGCCGGCCAGAATAGCTTTATAGTCGTCATCATTCTGCGCCCACATAGGGTATTTCTTTTTTACGCGTCCGATCTTTCCGCCGAGTTTCTTTACTTGTAGATACGCCTTGCGATATAGGTCACGATAGTATTGCTCATAATCATGCAGTCCAAACACGATATCACCTACATACGTACGAGCTGCATGATTCAATTCCATCGCCTGCCTGGCGCGCGTCTCAGGCTTTATGGATTCAGTCACATATTGTAATGCCGCCTCCATTAAATCACGTCGATAAATGTGGATTCCTGCCCGGCGCTTCATATTCAATATCTTATCGTCTGTCTTGCCATCAAGGCAAAATACACCATTCATCTCGGATAACACTTTCACCGCCGCCGTTATCTTGCCTTCCGTCAACAGTACATCCCCGTCCACCACCGGCACCCACTCTTGATCGTAGGTGGACCCGAGTTTGTAGGTCTCTTCCAGCACCCTGAAAAATGGTGTACATCCGCTGATTACATCAACATCACCCTCAAGGCTTGCCCGGCGTATGCATTCATCGGCAGTACGTTCTCCAACCGTCCTGACTATAATTCTCACATCCTCACCATCCATACACCATTGACATCAGTCTCTATACCGCCCGGGAATACCTCATCAACCGCCTTTGTAACTCCCGGATGTGACATCTTTCCATAATCATGCCCAGATAGAATACCGCCTGGTTTCACGCAGTCGCGCCAGTTAAGTATATCGTTTCTACAAGCATCATAGCTGTGATCAGCGTCGATGAACACGAAATCAAGGCTATGAGGTACGTAATCAAGAGCGTCTTCCGTAGATGCCCTCACGATCACAGCGCGTCTGCCGTATTTATGAGCCACCGAAACAGACATTGCATATGCTGTATCAAATACATCCTGGCTGTCTTTCGGCATCCTGCCAGTCGATGTCTTGCGCTCTTCTTCTGTATATTCAGACCACCGATCCACCATATATAGAGTGAGATTCGGAAGAGCCTCAAGGAGATATCCTGACATCTTGCCTTGATATACTCCAAGCTCAACACCAACTATATCTCTATTCTTCGGCATGCAGTCAATTATTACATCCCACCGTCTACGTTTTTTCATATCGGCGACACCCGGTAACTACCATAAACACTGTGAGCCCCCGATAGCTTGGCAGCTTCATCGGCTCCGCAGTCCCCTCGGTGCTCATAAAGATATGCAGCATGCTGCAAAATCCCCTGTTGTATCAGACGCGGTACCTCTGCATAGGACTCGCCATATCCAGCGGTATATTCGATTCTCAGCATAGCTATTTCTCTTCCTGCCACCCATTGCCGGAGATAGACCCGGGCAGGATCGCCGAGTAAATCAATATAGTATGCTGTACTTTCAATAGTGTTCTCCGTGCCGTCGGTTGATATCCAGTACACCCGATCAACACTATCAACCGGGCCGAACGGTAGATACAATCCACGCTCTCGTTTGTACTCAAGATGCAATCCGGTTTGCATGGCAAGATCAAATTGACGCGTCCATTCGGTAGTAATCAATGAGCGATTGAGATATCGAGAGGCGTACTCGGTAGCAGTCAACAACAGACCGTCAAGATACGTGTCAACGGTGTACTCCCCGCTATCATCTTCAAGCCTGAGTAATTCCCTGAGCTCCTCAACGCTTGCACCCGGCAGCCCAGGATCAGTTCTTTGATACGTGCGCCCATTCTCTGTTTGTGATCCGAACATATTCAACATACTGTTACCCCTCGGAAAGTTACCCTGCCGAATCCGTGCTTTTCGAGAACCAATGCCTCACCGTACGGTACATCAGTAAGCTTGCCGCCCTGGCGTTGGCCTTTATGCCGGAACATTTTGAATGGCACAACTTCACTTGCGCGATATGCCTTTGTATAATCAGGCTCAACACCTCCAATATCGACGCGGGCCCCGTGGCCTTTGCCCTCCTGAGCCTTGACAATCAGTATATCATGCCAGTCAAGTTTTACCTTTTTTGTAAGTTGCCGAGTGTAGTAATGGTCTCCGCCTTTGTCAGCCCACCATTTACCCTGCTTCGCTAACTTTTGCCGGACAATGAAACATTCCGTTTGGAAACTGGTCTGGTGTTTCCACTTATTCGGCCAAACCGTATCCCCACCACGTTGTACCTTGCATATGTGCATCATCTTCGGGTCCGCATCAGGCAACCAATCAAACACATCCGGCCTGGTATACTCATCGTCATCGTCCAGGAAGTGTACCCATCCATCTCCAGGTATCGCCTGGATCAATCTGTTTTGATAGAGATTATAAGGCCCACTGCCCATATTCGGGCCGTGAGCCTCACCCTGTACAATAATATCACCCTCTACATACCTATCCCGTGGATCATCAGTATGCACGATGTGTATAACCGGTCCCGGGTAGGTCAAAGCTTTCACCGATTCACGGCAGCGGCGGAAAAACTCCGCCCTGCCGCTACTACGTGTCAAGATGTAGAGGGTATCCATCAGGTGGATACGTCCGCTGAGAAGGTGCCCTTGATAAAGGCCTTCGGTCGGTACACGGTGAGAGCCAGCCGCATTTCTGCGAGGATCGCAACCGCATTCCGTACGAAGTAATCACTGTGGTGCTCACTGATCCGGATAGTAGCCTGTTCACGGTCCCAGAGCTGCGCGCCGATTCCGAAAGCGCCGGTCAGAAAGCGGCTCTCTTCCATCACGGTAGACTCAACAACCGGGACTCTCCAGAGTCGCGGAACGCCACCATTCGGGACTGTGGTCCAGATATAATGGTCATCGTCACCCTTGAGTAGCTCGATATCCGCCCAATCGTTCGGATGAAGGATAATTGCAGTTGCCATGTACTCGTTAACCCGGACCGCCGCAAAGGCTTTTCTGATATGATCGAGGACAGTATCAGTTCCAGCCGGGGCGCTCATGGTCTGTACGCCGGTGGTGTTGTGGATACCAAGGAGGTTGCCGCTGGTTCCGTCTCCGAAAATCACCTGGTCTTCCATCTCCTTGAGCACCTTGTACAGCAGCCGGCTGTCAATATGGCTCTGAAGAGCGGGAGCGTCGGCGAGCACCTGGCGGGATGCTGGTACCCATGCCGCAATGGTTTCGACCGTGGCGGTTTTCTTCTCGAAGTTGATCTCCATCTGGCCTTTTGTATTGGTCTCCCCGTCCTGAGACGCGGCGGATCCAGATTCAAAAGCGTCGGTTTCCTCAAAGTACTCGATGGCATTCGAGGTCGTTGGGACCACGTTCATGATGTCACGGATAGTAAGTTCACGCTGACCCGGATCGAAAAACAGCTCCTGCACTCGCTCGGAGTACACTGGGGCGCGGTCGGAACCATCACCAACGGTGGAATTGGCAACGACAGCTTTCCGAAACAGATTGCCGATTTCGATTGCATCAGTTTCCAGGCGCCCTGACTTCATGGCGCTCTTCACTTCCTCAGAATCAATGAACCGCTGCCCAGGAGTGAGAGCCTTTCCTTCTGGCTGTCCGCCGTAGTTCGGGCGGGCCATCTTTGCGGCAAGTTCATCGGTCTTTTCCTTGAGTTGCTTTTCGAGAGCGATATACTTCTCTTCTACCACTTTAAGCTCAGTCCGGGTTTCCTTAGAGGTTTCGCCGTACTGTTTGATTTCCGCATCCTGCTTTTTAAGCAGTTCGTGCAGGGGTTTGGTTGCCGCTTCAAGCTGAGCTTGTATTTCGGCAGTCTCGTTTTCATCAGCCATGGTATTTCTCCTGTCGTGTTTTCATTGATTCTGCAATCTCATTCAGCCATTCAGGCGGTACAAGTTTCAGCTGAGTGACGGTCGTCGGCTCATCTGTCTGAGTGGATTCATCCGGCTCAGTAGCTTCAAGTGCCTGTAATAGATTCTTGAGACTGACTTTTACAGTCTGGATTGCACCGGGAGTCAACGACTGCCCATGCTCCAGGTCGTACGCAAATTGCTTCACCCCGTTGATCACTGCGTTTTCATTTGCCGGGAAATCAACGGGTCCATACTCATATAGTTTAAGCTCTTTCAGATGGCGGATCTCTTTATCGTAATCATCCTCAGACTTGATTACCTCATACGCTATCGACATAGCATCAATCACACCGTCCTTAACGAGCTGTAGCACCTCATTTCCACGAGGAGTATCTGATATGTAACTTTCGGTCAAAAGCCCTTTGCTATCTTCCTCCATGCTCATGGGCTTGCCGATCATGTACATATGATTGTACCCCACTTTCGGCTTTCCTTCTCGGATGGTTTTGGCAAAAGCCCCAGGCTCTATTACATCTCTCACGCGGTCAATGTTCCCGAACGCGGCGGCATATCCGACGATGGTGCGCCCTTCCGCTTTCACATCTGCTATTTTTGTGCGCTTAAATTCCATGATTGCCACCTCCTGTATAGGATAGACCTACATCAATCATTCTATCAAGTACCCCATAGCACAACGGCAATTGATAACATTCCCGGGGCTCCCTGCCGGATCTCCTGGATACATTAACTCTTCACCGCTCACGATAAACGGCTCTTTCACCGGTACCGAATCCACATTCACATGGTCATAATCTTCATTATCCATACCACGCGTCCGGCTGTCCTCAACCGATATCCACTCTTTCATTTCGACAACCCCGGATTCCTCCACCGCCTGAAGACTCCCGTATTGTGCTGCTGCATGAGTTTCAGTACGGGCTATTAATGGTGCGCGATATGCAGCATAAATCTTACCAGTCTGCATGATCTGCCCGGCAAGCTCATCGACTGACAGGCCGTCCTCTATCCCTCGCTTTATGATCTGCCCTATCTCGGTCATTGTGGTGGACGTAACTTGAGTTACTTTCCGCGCGGACCATTGCTGTATAAAAAGTTCAAGAGCTCGACGCCTTACTTCTGACATCTGTTTACGCTCTGGAGAAAAGCTCTTTCCGATAGCGTCTGCAATCTGTCCGGCCACTCTGTCAGATATCGACGTGTAAGCCGTCTCCCAGATACCGCGTAAAGTCCTGTCTATCCGATCCCGCTCTGCCATTATTGCGCTGTCGGTAATTGATCCGGATCTGTATGCATCAGCAGCACCGCGATACATGGCCATCAAAGCAATACGCATACGGCTTTCATGCTTACGGGATATCACTGTTTCAATCCTATCCTGTATCCGCCGTTCTGCTTCGGCGCTGCGGTTAAGACTCCTCATCGCCCTCGTCTCCGGCCATACCAGCAGCCTGGGCCGCTGCATTCCCGCCAGGCTCGGGAGTACCCAAATCAAAGTCTGTCGGCAGCAGTCCGCTCGGCAGATATCCGAGATCAGATCCGACGATATCATCAGTATTAAGGCCCATCTCCAGACGACGGTTAATCTCATCAAGCGGTACGCCCATACCCCAGAGTTGTCTGGCGTTGGTCACCTTCTCGGTGTAATTCTCAGCCAGGGCTTCCACGTTGCTCAGATCATACCGGAGCCTGATGTCCGTACCGTATTGGCGTACCAGCTGGATGTTTAGCTGTCCCTCGATCTCATCCAGAGCCGGTATGAGCCCCTCACGCCATAGGATCTGGCGCGCGGTTTCGATGTTGGCGAGCGTGGCATTCTCATAGATTCCCACCAGCGGAGGTGGTACGGAATACACTGCGCATATTTCTTCCCGACTCATCTTTCTGCCATTGATAAAATCCATATCAACGGCATTCTGTGACATCTGCGAGTATTTACCATTACCGAGCACCCATGGTTTTCTGGCATTCTCAGCCCCGGACTGCTCAGCAACCCATTGTTTTGCCTGCTCATATTCTTGCTGGCTGATATTTTCAAAAGAGAATACACCTGGGGGAACACCCATATTCTCAAGGGTTTTCTTTTGCCACTTCTCCGCCTCTTCGTCGATGTCCACCGCGCGGGCCGCGGCTTCCAGCGGAGCCAGCCCGTAGTACAGATCATCGGGGTGCACGTACTTGAGATGGAGCACATCCTCCGCCGGGATACGCTTGGTGATCGATCCCTTCTTGTATTCGTACTCAGCAACAACCGCATCCAGGCCCGGGACAATATTCATATTGTCCGGTATCAGCGGCCATATCTCGCGGGGCTCACCGTCGCCGTTACGGATGATCGTACCGTATCCATCGCCGGACAGGTCCATAGAGTACACCGCGCGGCGCATGATCTCTGACCAGTCAAACATGGGGTTAGGACGGTCTATGAGCCGCTTCAAAGGATGGTCTTCCAGCTCCTCCCACCCCTCCGGCGACCGGCGCTCGACTACCCACGGCACCGATGCGATGTTGGCAGCCCGAAGGCGCACGCATGAGTACACCCACGTTGACCGGCGGAAGCCTTCCTGAATCGCCTGGCGCGCGGAGAACAGGCGGAACTTGGGCGTCCACCCGACCTTCGGCATGAGTTGATATGTGGTATAGCTTTTCTGCGCGATAGGCGCGGGTTGTTTACGGTTGAATAATCCCATTACGATGCCCTCCCGATGAACGCCTGTTTTCTTGGGCCGTCAAATAGCCGGTAACGGATTGCATCAATACCATGATTGAAGTCATCAATGGGCTGTGGTTTCTGCTTACCGTCCTTATCGGTCTTCCAGCAATACGATCCGAATTCCTTGACAAGCCCTGTACTGCCTCGCTCGATGTTGTGACGAAACCCCCGCATGTAGTCGAGCCCAGCCCGCACACTATCTGGGCCCTTTGTGGCCGGAGTGACAAAAAACCCTTCACGGCGTAATTCTTCAATGCTCTTTGGCTCTGCACTATCAGCTCTGATTTCATCCTTGAATGATACTCCATACTCGCGCATGAGCCCGGCCAGATCGCGGTTGGTTAGGTCGGTCTGGTAAATTACTTCTCGGTGATAGAACTCGCCGTTGTAGCGGTAGGATGCGATAAGCGCAGCCGGGTCGATTGAAAACCCGAAATCAAGGCCATATCCAATAAATTCTGCATCATTTGGTATCGTATCTACTACGCCCCAATTGGTAAAGATCGCACCAGAGAGGCCGACAAACTCTCCGAGCGCCCACATCCGGTACAGCTCCGGGTTAGATGATTTCAGCTTTTCGAGTCGATCAATATATTTTTGAGGCAGGAATGGATTGTCACGCCATGTGGTTTTAATAACAGTTGCGTCATCATCAGCGTTGTCAATGAACCGATCTTTAATCCAATGCGAAACACCAGGGATCATTGGAGGCGGGTTGAAGGTCATGATTACTGTATCACCACCCTGGCGAAGAATGAAATCTACTGCATCAAAATCATTCTCGGTAAGTGCGTCAGCCTCTTCGATCCACGCGCCCCATGGATCCTCGATGGACTTGATTTTCTCCGGATCATCCAGACCGATGCAATTTATCTCAGATCCATTCGGCAGGATGAATGTCATATCCTGTTTATGCACTTGGCATTTATCAAGTATCCCGAAATCAGCAAGCTCGGAACGTATCCGAGGGAACACCGATAGACGTAACGTCCGGGCAACTTTCCGGATTGCAAGAAACCTACCTTTTCGATTCAGACACCTTGCTATAACCGCCTGGGAGGCGCCTACTGATTTACCACTCCCCCGTCCGCCGTAGTCCAGTATGTACCGGCTATCAGATGTGAATAGTGGTCGGTGCGCTTTAATCGCTTGAATCTTTGCCATCTATAAACTCTATTGAGACATGCATACTTCCACTATGCTCGTGGTCTTGCTTATCTCTCCACTCATTCGGTCGGCGATTCTTGAGCCAGAAGATTACAGCAGAAGGCACAGGGTCTACCCATTCTTCATACTGAACAATCTCGACAGACGATCCCGCATTTCCTCCGTGTGATACTACCATCGGCTTCTCAGTAATGCGCTTTCCTCCGATGGCCATCTGGTACAAAGTTCGAGCAACCTTGCCGTCTGCCTTTCGCTTGCCTGCGCTTAGGGACTCAAAAAACTTAGGGTGTGCTTTCTTCCAGTTATTGATTGTTTGTTCGGTAACTCCGAACTCATCTGCCATTTCTGCGTCGGTAGCACCCATTAAACACAGGTCATATGCTCTCTGAGGATGAATATCTTTGTTATATCGTGTCGGTCTTCCACCAGCCATACCACTAATCTACCACTGCATCCATAGCTTCTGCAACACTCCGAACGATTACATAGGTGTGGCCGAGGTTCTGGACTTGTTGCTGGAAGTCTTTTTGTGGCTGTGATTGTGTGCCGGTTGGAGTTTTGACTTCCATGAAAAGTATTTTAAATGGTAGGACCACTACCAAGTCAGCCACCCCCCTTTTCAATCCGAGCGTCTTGAAAAACATCATCCTCCGGGCTGATAGGCTGGCTTCATTCGGCACCGAGAAGAACACGAATCCCCCGGCCTGCAGTTGTTGAACTATTTCGGCTTGTATTTTGGATTCATCGTGGTTCATAATCTTGGCCATTGTCCGGTATTATATAACAACTTCTCAACGAGATTTTTGTTCTTTATTAAGAAACTGCGTACATTATCTTCCTTACGAATATCACCGTTCACCGACCAATGGAGAAAATCATCTGTAAAATTATCTCCGTGACAATAATCAATATGCCCTTTAAGTGTTGAGTGACCGGAAATACTGAATTTCCAAGCTCTTAATATTATTTGTATACCACATTCTAAAACTTCATATAATTCTTGTTTTGACAATTCTAATACTTCTTTTTGATTGTCGCTCATGATGTTTTATACCTTTTCCTCTTCAACCTTCGCCGCTCTTTCGCAGTGAGTTGATGGCTTCCTCGGCCCGGCTTGATTCTCCGTGTAATTACCAGCCGTGCCCCGCATTTCAGGCACACTGCCCGCCGTCCGTATTTGGCGTCGTATTCCACCGTTGCCGGGTCCGGTTCGTGGTCGCATTGCATGCGGTCGGTGATAGTTGGTGCCTGTTCGTTGGTGATATCAGTTTTTTCGCTCATAGTTCAATGCCTCTCATCAAAAAGATCATTGTTCATCCTGTCATCCTCAATTTTTTTCTGATGATTCTTGTACGCCTTTGATGCAACAGCGTATACCTGGCGGGCGATGTGGTCCGGGAGGTTTCCGTTATTCTGCGCCGGAGCGAAACCCATCATCCTCCGTGCCTCAGGTATCGACAGTAGTCCGTCCCTGACTGATAGCCGTAGTTGCTGTAGCTCCGTCGCCGTGAGCTTTGATGGTTGGTTACCGCCTGTAGCCGCCTTATACACTCCGGCTGGCACTTCTCCCATTCCTTCCCTGATGATTGCGAGAGTTTCTTCCTCCGTGTAGTTGGCGGGATGCGTTGATGTGCTGGACTGCATTTTGCTGTTGATGGACTGCATTTTGCCGCTCACCCTCTTAACCCATCTCTGCACTGTGGTAATATCTTTCGATACTGCTTCTGCAATTTCTTTCGTTGTCACTGCGTTCTCCGAAATAAAAAAGCCACTCTGACGGCGAGGGGTCACACACTGAGCCGGAGCCCAGTCCCTCACCACCGAAGTGGCTTGAACAAATCTAATTGCGGTGTGACTCGCAATCACTGAGAGAATCATACCCCTACCCCTCATAAAAATCAAGCTAAAGACCATACTTTTTATGTTTCTTCAATATCTCTAATACAATGTAACATTATACCCGAATGCTTTTACGTTCTACCCGAATAGCGGACGGACAACCGGACACCCTCTAGGGTGTGTGTCCGGTCTGTCCGTTTTTCCGCCATTTTTCACCCCTAACGGACAGAACGGACTGTCCGTTATCTGTCCGTTTGTCCGCTATGTAATTGTAGAGAAAATTGATCAATTGCAATATATCCATCTGCCTCACGCTCAATCATTTTTTCGTCAATAAGACGTTTCAGAAACACCGGCGCGCGGTTCGCCGACGGCTGGAGAGCCTTCGCGGCGGTTGATTGTGACATACCTTCGTGGGCAACAAGGAGAGATCGCCACGCCTTCCGGGTCACATATGGCGCCTCATTGAGCGTATCTTTCCCGGTGTGCTCCCACGCAAGTCGGAACGATTCTTGTGCAATTGAGAGCTCTGTATCTTCCTTCGCCTTCGGTTTTTCCGACTCAATAACGACGGCTGTTGTCTCTGGATTTCCGTCGTCATCCGTCCATCCGGGCACGTCGATACGTTTCAATTCCACGTACACCGGAGGCGGTTCTTCATCGTCCTTGCTTTTCGTGCACAGTATTTTCACCTTCCCGGATTTCTGAGTGATGGATACTTCGATATCAAGGGCTCCTTTCCAGGCGCTTGATCCACGTGCCCGTTGCTGTGCGTTCTCGGAGTTTCCGGTGTGGTGGACCAACAGAACGGAGCACCCGAATTCATTCATCAGCGCAGAACATGATGATAGCATTGCCCGGGTGTCCTGGGCCCGGTTTTCGTCACCAGCAAGAAACCGGTGTAAGGTGTCTATGATGATAAGCGCCGGTCTCGGATTCATTTCACGGATTGCATTTGCCGCCTGTGCGAGCCCGGCGGGAGTGTCCAGGTCGGTGCCTGATTTTGATATTGTGGCCGGAAGGTCTTTTGGTGAGATCCCGTGATACGCCAGCCATCCGGCAAATCGTTTTTTCAATCCCTTGTGACCTTCCCCGGCGAGGTAAGCGAATCCCGCTTGCGTGGTTGCGTGACCGATCCAGTCACGGCCTACCAGCATTGACAATGCCCAGTCCAGGACGACAAATGTCTTTCCTGATCCGCTCGGTCCATGAGCCATCATCAAGGCGTTTTGTTGCACCCATCGTTTGACAAGCCACTGTATAGGCGACGGATTTGATACAAACTCCTCCAGCGATACAAGCCAGCTATCGTCACGCTGTAGAATCTGAGTGGCGATATCTTCGCCACGGACGGCCATATCATTAAAGTCATCTCCGGTGTGAGCGGGGATGATAACCTGGGCCCCGCTCTTTGCAGCCGCCTGATATGCGTAGCTTTCGCCCTGTCCGCTTGCGTCGTTGTCGGCTGCTATCACAAAAGAGACCATCGGAAAACGCGTCCGGTATATTTCGACGACATTGGGAATCTGGGCCGCTGAAAAACACGTAACCACCATCTCATGGGTTGCCTCGGCGATGGATGCTGCGGTTGCGAAGCCCTCGGCAAAGATGATTCTGTCCGGCGACTCGATTGCATTCAGCTCGAAAAACGCGCCCCGGACCATGCCCCCGGAGTGATACATCTTGTCACCGTTGCTGTCGATGTACTGGACGGATGATAGCTTTCCTCCGGCAAACATCGGGACGATCAAGCGCCCATCACCGGTGATTCTGATTCCGTGCGGCTGGATCTGTTTGCGTTTCAGGTAGGGGTGGTCTTCTGAGGCAAGACCGGCATTGTCCCAGATATACGCGACTGTTTCGGCTGCTCTCTCCGCCTTCTGTTGTCTCTGTTCTTCCCGTGCTTTGCGTGCCCGGTCAAGATTATTCTTGAGGGCGATTTCTTCTTCCAAGGAGAGCGGTTTAGATCGTTGCGCCCGCCAGGTTGTCGCCTCTCCTGATCGCCAGTCACCGAAAGCGCCTGCCGGAAAACCATCGGAGTAGATAACATACCATCCGGCGTCCCGGGACGAGCCAAGCGGGAACCGGTGTATCTCACCATCCATAAGTAGTTCCCCGGGAGGCTCGATCCCCTCCGATAGCATTGCATTCCTAACTTGAACCGGAGCGGGAGTTTTCTCCGGTGGCTGGTAGATAAATGGTTTTTCAAACGGATTGTTCACTTTTCAATTCCTCCACTGCATCGACGATCTTAGCGTAGGTATTCAGTGTAGGAGATAAGTTACCTTTTAACCACCGGTAAAGTGTCTGATGATGCACGCCGGATTGTTCCGACACCTTCCGTACGCCGATCTTTCGGACTTCCATTTTCGTATCGTGTTCGTTTTTCATTGTTACCCCTTATTCAAAATAATCTATTGACACTATCCGCTAACAATACTACTATGTCAATACGCACCCGGGGCGGGATAATCCGGGACAAAAACACAGGAGGTAGCAAGATGGCTATCAAGTTGAGGAGCACGCGGGAAGTGCACGCCAATGGCGTAAAGGCTCTGGTATACGGAGCGTCTGGTGTCGGTAAGACGACGCTTATCAAGACTTTGCCCGATCCGATTATCATATCGGCTGAGGGTGGTTTATTGTCGCTGTCTGATATGGACATCCCGTTTATCGAGGTCGCTACGATGGAGGATCTCAGGGAGGCGTTTGCGTACGTCAGGGATTCCGAGCACGCGAGCGTCGCGCTGGATTCAATCTCCGAAATCGGGGATGTTGTACTGCATGCCGAGAAGGCAACGGCCAAAGATCCCCGGCAGGCATATGGAGCTTTGCAGGATGTCATGGGTGAGATGATCCGGGCATTTCGGGACATCGAGGGAAAGCACGTACTTTTTACCGCCAAGATCGAGAAGACCCAGGACGAACAAGGCCGGGTATTGTACGGGCCATCCATGCCGGGAAACAAACTCCCTCAGGCTTTGCCTTTTTTCTTCGATATCGTTCTTGCCCTCCGGGCGGAAAGAGATCAGGAAGGGGTAACACAGCGGGCACTGATGACCGACACCGATGGATTGTGGACGGCCAAAGCCCGGACGACCGACGCCACGCGGCTGTTACCGTATGAGGCCCCGGACATGGGAGCGATTATCGGGAAGCTGCAGGGAGGTAAGGAATGACCATCGCCATAATCACATCCCTCTATCAAGAGTGGATAAATGCAAAATCAACCGAAAATGATGCACGAAAGCGCCGTACGGAGATCGAGCGGCAGATTGTAGCGGCGCACGGATTCGACGAAACCAAGGAGGGGACCACTACAAAGGAGGACAACGGATACAAGATAAAAATTACCGGACGGATTACGCGCAAGGTAGACGCCGACAAAGCGCGTGAGATAGCAATTGAGAAGGGCCTTGACGATCAACTTTCCCGGCTGTTCAGATGGAAAGCCGAGATCGACGCCAAGGCGTGGAAATCTACGGACCCGGCTCTAACCGGTCCGTTTGTAGCCGCAATCGAGAGTAAGCCCGGCAAGCCGGCGGTTACTATAACTAAAATCGAACAGGAGTAAACACATGGGATTTTTTGACCAAGGCGGACAGCAGTATGACCCGAACATGCCAACGACTACCCCGGATTCTATACCTGCGGGAGATTATGAGGCCGACATCAAAGAGGTGGAACTGAAACCGACCAAAGACGGACGGGGAGAGTATGTCAAACTCCGACATGATATCATCGGTCCGTCACATCAAGGGCGGGTAATCTTTGCCAACATCAATATCAGCAATCCGAGCCAGGCAGCAGAAAGCATTGGTAGGCAGCAACTCAACGAGTTGCAGGGTGCCACCGGAGTCTACGCGCTCCGTGCTCCGCAGGACTTACAACAGTTTGCTGGACGCAGGGTAATCATTAAAGTATCTCGGAAAGAGGACAAAGAGTATGGCGACTCTCAGGGGTACAAGAATGAAATCAAAGGATGGAAGGCGATGGCCGGAAGTCAGATGCCTCAAACCTCACCGTCTCAGACAGTACCTACTCAGTCGGCTCCGCAGCAGCAGAGTCAGTTACCGGGTGTTGGTACTTCTCAGCCGGGGAATAATCCTCCGTGGTAAAAGAGGAATAACATGGTAAACGAACTCGGCCAGCACACAACGCGGGCTGCTATAGACCGATACCATGAGTCACAACCGAGGCGGCGTAGCCGCCGTCTCGGGATGTCGACTATCGGCGAAAGCTGTAGCCGTCGCATCTGGTATCATTTCCGATGGGCAAAACAGGAAAGCTTTTCCGGGCGCATGCTCCGGCTGTTTCGCCGGGGAAGCCGGGAGGAAGAAACGGTCGTCCAGGATCTACGGGATATTGGGTGTGTACTCACTCATACCGGGAGCGACCAACTCGAATTGAAGATAGGTCCGCACGTTGTAGGCTACCCTGACGGTGTGATCGAATCTGGATTGCCCGAGGCACCGGAGACACGGCACCTATTGGAGATCAAGACGCACAACACAAAGAGTTTTGCCAAGCTCCAGAAAGAGGGTATCCCTCACAGACACATGGCACAGATGCAGGGCTGTATGGGAGCGGCAAAGATCGACCGTTGTCTATATGTCGGCGTCTGCAAGGATGACGACTCACTACATATCGAGCGTGTCTATTTTGACCAGGAGATGGCTGGAAAGATTAAAGCCAGGGCCGACATGATCGTGTCCGCCCCGGAAGCGCCGCTCAGGATAAAAGACGATCCGAGTTGGTACGAGTGTAAGTTTTGCCCGTTTGCCTCGATCTGCTACAAAGAGGAGGCAGCCGAAAAGAATTGCCGAACGTGCGCACACTCTACGCCGGTGGATGACGGCTGGATGTGTGAGCGATGGGGGAAGCTGATACCGGATCATATCATTGAGGAGGGGTGTCAGGCGTATGTACCGCACCCCGATATGCACCCGGGAGAGATAATCGAGGCGGATGGATGGACGGCAACGTATGAATGGAAGGGGAGAGAGGTGAAGTATGGAGTATAGGGAGTTGCTATGACCCTCCGCCCCTACCAACAAACCACCTTGGATGCACTGTATGACTGGCTCCGCTCAAACTCCGGTGATCCGTGCATCGTGGCGCCGACTGGAAGTGGTAAATCAGTCATCATTGCATCCTTTGTTGAGTCGGCTATCAAAAACTACCCGGAAACCCGGGTAGTGGTTATCTCTCATGTCAAGGAGTTGGTAGCGCAGGACTTTCGGCAGTTGCTACAGATATGGCCAAATGCCCCGGCTGGAGTGTATTCGGCCGGCCTGAAAAGCCGTGAGGTTTCCCGAATCACTTTTGCAGGTATCCAGTCGGTGAGAAAGAAACCGGAGATCCTGGGTCATATCAATCTTTGTATCGTTGATGAGGCGCACACGATCAGTCACAAAGATGAGGGTGGATACCGGGAGTTGATAAAATCACTCCGGGAGATCAATCCCGGCATGCGTGTCATCGGCCTGACCGCTACTCCGTGGAGACTCGGCCATGGCAGAATCGACGAGGGTGAAGCTCTGTTTGACGATCTGATAGAGCCGGTGTCGATCCGTGAATTGGTATACGGTGGATACCTTGCCCCCCTTGTCAGCCGAGCCACTCATGAGAGGTATACCACTGATGGGATAAAAAAACGAGGCGGAGAGTACATCGAAAAGGAGCTGCAAGAGCGGGTAGATACTGCCGACCAAAACGCAGCAGTCGCCCGGGAGATCGTAGAGATTGCCGGAGACCGGAGAGCCTGGTTGCTCTTTTGCACCGGTGTCGATCATGCCTATCATATGCGAGATCAACTCCGGGAGCTTGGAATTACCGCAGAGACGATCACCGGAAAGACGCCAGACGGAGAGCGGGACGATTTACTTGTGAGGTATAAGGCCGGAGAGATCAGGGCGATAACAAACGCCAATGTTCTTACAACTGGCTTTGACTATCCCGATATAGACCTGATAGCACTACTCCGTCCTACTATGTCACCTGGATTGTACATGCAGATGGTCGGACGTGGTTTTCGGATTAAGTCACATACCGATCATTGTTTGGTTCTGGATTTTGCCGGAGTGATTGCGCAACATGGACCGATTACCGCCGTGGAACCGCCGAGTAAGGCCGGAGAGGGAGACGGAATTCCTCCGGGGAAAGAGTGCCCGGAATGCCATTGGATCGTTCCGGCGTCGGTCAAAAATTGTATCAATCCAGATTGCCTGTATGAGTTTCCCGAGCCGGAACCGGAGTCGATGATGTTGCGGAATGATGATATCATGGGCGATGAACCGCCAGAGATTGAAGTGTGGTCATGGCGATGGGAGGAAAAGGAGAGCAAGGCAGGTAACCCGATGATAGTCGTGTCCTACTACGGCGACATCGGAAGTCAGCCGCTCAGGGAGTACCTGTTGATATGGGCGGAAAACTTCGCCGGTCAGAAAGGACGGCAGGCGCTGAATGAGATATGTAATGGAGCCGGTATCGACTGGACCAGATACCGTGACATAGCTGATTTTATGGAGGATATCCGTAATGCCGATCCACCCCGTAAGGTAATATGGACCCGGGACGGCAAGTATAAGCGGGTAATCGGTCGTGAGTGGGCTTCTGTGTAGTAGTTTTTATTTGAAATAATGCCGTATTTCGCAAACTTTTTTGCTGATAGTGGTTGCAAAGTGTGCTAAGTGTGGTATAAT